GAGATAAAGTTTCAAGATCGGATTGGGAACAGGCTTACACTCAAGGTTTAGATTTACTTGGATTCAAGTATGTAAATAATACTAGACCGTTTCAAGGTGCAAGTGGTGTTACCCATCCGCTCTTATCAGAAGCTGTAACACAATTCCAAGCACAAGCTTATAAAGAATTATTACCAAGTGATGGCCCTGTAAGAACAACAGTGGTTGGTTCACAAACAAAAGAAGTTGAAGATCAAGCAACTCGTGTAAAAGATTTCATGAACTATATGTTGATGGAAGAAATGGAAGAATACACACCAGACACAGATCAACTATTATTTTATTTACCGTTAGCAGGATCTGCATTTAAAAAAATTTACTACGATGAAATTAAACAAAGAGCAGTTGCTAAATTTGTACCTGCCGAAGATTTAATTGTTCCATACTATGCAACCGATTTAAAAGATTGTGAAAGAATTACTCATGTTGTTAAGATGTCAGAGAATGATGTTCTTAAACAACAGAAAGCTGGATTCTACAGAGATGTTGAGCTTATTCCAAAACAAGCAGAGAAGAGTCCAATACAAGATAAACTTAATGAGCTAGAAGGTGTGAAACCTGCTGGAGAAAAAGAATATCAATATAATGTTTTAGAAATGCATATTGATTTAAACTTAAATGAGTTTGAAGTTGAGAATGCAGAGAAAGAAGTTAAACTTCCTTATGTCGTTTCAATTGACGAAGGTTCAGGAGAGATCTTATCTATTTACAGAAACTATAATCAAGACGATGACACTTACACTAGAAAAGAATACTTCGTTCATTACAAGTTTCTACCTGGTTTAGGTTTCTATGGCTTTGGTTTAATTCATATGATTGGTGGATTATCTAGATCTGCTACTCAAGCATTAAGACAATTACTTGATGCAGGTACATTAGCGAACTTACCTGCTGGATTTAAGTCTAGAGGAATAAGAATTCGTGATGATGACCAACCTTTTCAACCTGGAGAGTTCAGAGATGTCGATGCACCTGGCGGAAATATCAAAGATCAATTCCAAATTTTACCTTTTAAAGAGCCAAGTGGTACATTATTTCAACTTTTAGGTTTTGTAGTACAAGCAGGACAGCGTTTTGCATCAATTGCAGACATGCAAATGGGTGAAGATGCACAAAACAGAGCGGTTGGAACTACAATTGCATTGTTAGAACGTGGTTCGAGGGTCATGAGTGCTATTCACAAGCGATGTTACTACGCTATGAGACAAGAATTTAGACTTTTAGCAAATGTTTTTGCTGATTACCTACCTCCTGTGTATCCATATGCTGTTACAAACGCGGATAGGTTCGTAAAACTACAAGATTTTGACGAAAGAGTGGATGTAATTCCTGTTGCAGACCCGAATATCATGAGTATGGCTCAAAGAGTAACTCTTGCTAACGAAAATTTAAAGATTGCAGCGTCAAATCCACAAATGCACAATTTAAGAGAAGCTTACAGAAGAGTTTATGAAGCTTTAGGTACAAAAAATATTGATTCTTTGTTAAAACCAGAACAACAACCACAACCTGAAGATCCTGCAACTGAAAATGCTAAAGCTTTACAGATGCAAATGTTAAAAGCGTTCCCTCAACAAGATCATGAGTCACATATTGCAGCTCATAGAGCTTTTATGGCTTCAAGAATGGTACAAATTAATCCAATGGTATATGCATTACTTCAAGGACATATTTCAGATCACATCGCACTTCAAGCACATGGTGAGATTGGTAATTTAGTACAAGAATCTCCAGAAATGCAACAACAAGCACAAGCGGATCCAGATGGATTTAAAATTTTATTTGATTCTATGGTTGCAAAACGAATTGCAGAAATAACTATGACACTAGCCCAAGAAGAAGCGGGTAATCAAAAACAAGATCCATTAGTTGCGCTTAAACAAAGAGAACTAGATTTAAGAGCTATGGATATGCAAAGAAAAGCACAAGAGAATATGATGGATCAAGAAAGAAAAGGCATGGAGTTTGAAGAAAGAATAGATCTTGATAAAATGAAGTTAGAATCTGCAGAAGATCAAGCTGAAGAAAGAATTAGAATTGCAGAAGAGAAGATAGACCTTAACAGGGAAAAACAGAATGAAAGTAAAAAACAGTAAAGTTAGAAAATTTGCTGGTGGAGGTATGGACATGGGTAACAAGTCCAATCAAGCTAAGAGCGCTGCCATGGGTAATACTTCTGTCGGAAGAAGAGATTCTAATTTAGGTGGTAAAACATCTACAATGAGTGGATCAGCTAACAATATTACAAATAATCAAACAAACCAAGTAACTGCAAAAAGCGGACCCGTACAACTTCCTACTATCGGACCTCTTACAGCTGGGTTTAACGCGATTTCAAGAAGTCTATACAATAAAAAAAATTTAAAAGAAGCACGTGAAGATGACATTCTCGGTGGTGAAATGTTAACTACAGGGAAAAAAACTACAGGAGCAGCTACAATAGGTAACACTGGAGGAGGTGGACAAAACCAAAGTTTATGCCCAGATGGAACTAACCCTCCGTGTAAAACACCAACAACACAAATAAAAGCACCTGCTAATAATTTTTTAAGTGGCTTTCAATCTTATGATGATGGTGGTGAGGTTGTGATATCATCTAATGTAGATAAAAATTTATTATGATAAAAAATAAAAGACTTACTAAAACAATACCTCCTAAAAGTGGACCAAACTCTCAAGTACCACCTATTAAATTAAATACAGGGGGAGATGCATGTTGTAGCGAGTGTGTTGATACAAGAGGCACAAAAAGTATTCAAGTAAAAGGATTTAACTTTAGAGGAGTAAGATGATATTTAAAAAAATAGCAAGATTTATATGGTGTTTATTTTTTCCACCTATTATCTACAAAGAGAAAAAAATTGAAAAAGAACCTTGTTGGAAACACGAAAAATTTAAAAAAGGTTGTCCAATTTGTAGGAATTTAAATGGCCAGTAGTACTGCTAAAAAGGTATTAGCTAACAACCCATCAAAACAAAAAAGGTTTGATGAATTAATGAAAACAGAATTTGATCCAGCTATGTCTTTAGAATCTAACACTAGTAATATTTTGAGAATAATGAGAGATGAAGATATGGGGCCTAAATCAATACCTGGAAAATCTCTAGGTGGTGAAGTAGAAATAAAAAAAGGTAGCGATTACATAAAAGATCTGCTATAAGTTTACATGTTTGAACAACTCTCTAAAAAAGAGCAGTTAATATATTTATCAGGATTATTTGAAGGTGAAGGTTGGTTCGGCCTAAATAAAAGACCTAACGGTTGGACACCTAGTGCTTCTTTAGAAGTACAGATGAGTGATGAAAGTGTTGTTCGATTATTTCAGAAATATTTAGGTACAACTAAAAACGTCGCTAAGAGAAAGAAAAAATATCGAGACCACCATAAAGATATATGGAGATTTGGTATTAAAGGTTACCGTGCTTTACAGTTTATGGAAGAGATGCTACCCTATTTGTGTATAAGGAGAAAAGAACAATATTATGCCGTGGTTAAAGCTATTGGGAATGGGCCTAAAAACTGGAGCCCACCTGTATCAGAACAGACAGAAAACCAAACAAGCGATGTCCGATGCACAATTAATGCATGCTGAAAAGATGGCGCGAGGTGAGGAAGCTTACCAGGGTAAATTATTAGAAAGCCGACAATCGGACTGGAAGGACGAGGCGGTCCTCGTAATATTAAGTTTGCCTGTAGCAATTTTAAGTTGGGCAGTCATATCAGATGATCCTACAGCGATGGACAAAGTAAAATTGTTCTTCGAGATGTTCTCACAGCTTCCTAGCTGGTTCACAAATTTGTGGATTCTTGTCGTGGCGAGCATTTATGGGATAAAGGGATCTCAAATCTTTACAAACAGAAAAAAATAGATATAACTACTCTATGATTAGAGGAGACAGTTCGGAATATGAACTACTTGAAAAATGGAGTAAAGGATTTGATTGCCAAGGTTATAAATCATGTGAGATCGGAGTTCGTGAGGGACTTGGGTCTAAGATTATTATGGATAACATCATCAATAATTTTATTCATGTGGGTGTTGATCCTTACGGTAATTTAAATTACCAACATTACGATAACACAGGCTCATACACTTGTGATTACACAGATGAAATGAGAGATACAATGCTAGAAGATTTTAAACCTTACAGAAATGAAGGTAAATTTTCTTTGAGCATAGAAACTGATGTTGAATTTATGAATACGTCAAAACACAAAGATTCTAAATTTGCTTTTATTCATTTAGATGGTCCTCATATGACAAAAGATGTTATTACTGAATCTGTCTGGTTTGCAAATAGATCTGCCCCTATCACAAGAATTATTTACGATGATTATCCAAAATACGACATGCCTTTGATTGAAAAAGTAATGGAAAAATATGGATTTAAGGTATTAGAAAAAGGCAAAAACAAAATTTGTCTAGAGAAAAATGAATCTTGATCTAGATACATTAGCTGCAATAAAACATTATATCAATAAACAGATTAAACAGATCAAAGACGATATAGTGTACGGTATAGACACAATCGACAACCTCAAGTATTCTAAAGGGAAACTCAGCGCTTTA